GGTTTTCTGCGTTTAGATTTAAGCCAAAGTATACCTTGCCTATCAGCCATTTTCCCATAACATTCTTTATAACATTGTGAATAAACTGCAGTTTGTAATTCGTATGTTGTTTGGATATTGTTTGATGTTTTAAAATCTACAACCCACAATTCACCTTCTATTTCACAAACTAAATCACAGGTACCTGCAACTTTAAGTTCATCTGAGAATAAATGCACTTCAGTTTCAAGTAGAGTTGGATTATAAGTTTCCCACCATTCAACGAAACGTAAAAACATTTGCCAGACATTAGGATCGTATTGAGGATTACCATTTAAAGATAGGAAATTCAATTCTTTATCGTTAAGATAATCTTCAATCATCTCATGTACTTGAGTACCTTCTTCGGATGCTTTGCGTACAATATACTCAGATGAGTATCCTACTTTTTTCAACCAATCCTCAAAGAATTTTCCTTTTGGATAATAACTTAAAACATACGTTACAGATGGATAATATAAACCATTTCGTCTATAGTATCTCGAGTCTGGTAGTGTGATTTGTTTTGCATCTTCAGAGATTTCTAGTATTCTATTGTACCTTTTCTTTACGTTACGTTTTTTCATATTAATTCAATTTTTTTTTCTAATAGTCCTGAGAATGTAAGTGGTTGGGTTGATTGTATTAAATGTGTAAAGTGATTAAAGCCTAGCTCGCTAGGGTCTTTTCCATCTAATTCAACTAGATAAACTTCTTTACCTTCATCCAGGAAGGTCTCGCAAAAACCTAATGCTGATTTTATAGCATCCTTGTCTAGAGCGATGTATATTTTTTCAACAGTCGATAAGACTATTTTTTTCATTAATTCATTTTGTATATTTTTCCCCAAAAGTGGTATTGCGTTTCGTTTTATAGCAATTGCATCAAATGGCCCTTCACATAAAACCAAGGGAGAAGACCAATTAATAAATAATTCAAATGGTATAATATCTCTTGATATAGGTGGATTTTTGTATTTCATATAAGAAGACCTATCAAAGTTTCGAGCAACGAAATAATTTAATTGACCATTACCATCGTAGGATGGTATTATAATCATATTTTTATATTGTCCTTCACTACAATACCCTATATTGTACTTTAATATATCGTCTACATTAATACCTCTACCCTTAAGATATGCTAAAGCATGTCTACCAGCTAAATCCGATTTTTTTAGATGTTGTAGTTGTTTGAATTCTTTTGGGAGTTTTACTGTCTCCTTCTTCACTTCAGCCCATTCTTTGGTTGGGTCTACTTTAACTAAACTTTTAAGTTCAATTATTTTATCATAAGGTGCATCGGATTGCTTGAATAAGGATATTAGAGTTTTACCTTTTTTATTACACACCCAACAATGCCAAGGATTATTACCTTTTTTGTTTTCGGTGAAATTGATTTCAAGTTTAGGTTTATGGTGTTTACAGAAAGGACAATGATATGCCCTATTTCCTCTTGCAGTGTTTCTACCGGATCCTAATATTGAATTAACTAATGATACTAATAAATTGTTTACCAAAACCTTAATTATTGGTTACCGTAAATATACGAAGGATTTATTGGTTCTCCAAATCTTTCGCGTAAAACTTACCGAGAATATTATTATTAAAAAATTCATCCGGTTTTCCTAATACATCATACATGAACAGATATTTTGTCTCATAGTATGTTAGCAGCTTTTTATTCGGTGCTAATTGTAATATATATTTTTCAAATTCTGGGGCTTTGCCCTCTTTCACCATTCCCATAACTGTTATATTGGAACCATAATAGTTTAACCAATCGCTTTCTTTCTCTACTCTTTTGTGGGTAGGTTTACGACCAGGTCCAGTTAATAAAGCTATTTCCTTTTTGGTTAGCTTTTGTTTTCTAGTATGGTATAGGTTTTTTCTCCCAATGTAAGCTTTACCTGTTGGTAAATGTACAACTCTATAAACAAAACCATATGTTTCTTTTGGGAATTGTGATATTTCTGTTATTACTTTTGCTTTATATAACCAACTCATTAAGTGTCAAAGTTTACCAATAATGTAGTATCTGTATTGCGTGAGGATTGTATAGGTTGTGCTAATTTTCCTACTGCAATTAGTTCTTGATTGTTGTTGTAAAGTCCGACTGTTGTTAGATAGGGTGCGAAAGCGGATCCTGTTGTAAAGTTAAATACTGTATCACTATCTCCAGTATAACCAGATAAAGCAGATCCACTATATGAAACATTACTTCCACTTAAGTTAGATGGGTTGAGTGAAAAATTAAATTCATCTTCCCCAAATGTACATTTATATTGATTTTCGTATACTTCAACTGAGGCTTCAAATGATATAGAAGCACTTGGAAGGTGGGTTGCTTGAGATGAAGATATTGTATTAGCTAAACCTGTAAGACTACCTGAGTTGATTATTATAATACCATGGGAATATATGACATTACCTGCATCTATTCTTGGGGATGAAGTATCTCCATAAACTGAAATACCATATATTGCTGAACCATAAACTGAGTATGTTGTATCAGCTGGTTCATATAAATTACCTTCCCCATCGTCATATAGCGTCTTATTGCCGTAAGTAAACGCGAACGAATTTGGATTAATGGAGTTGCCGTAGCATTTGCTTGGTATTGAAATGACCGTAATTTCTGCGTTACTTTCCGTAGGATATATGCGTGTCTCGCTAACCAAAGACGTTAGATAATTTTCGTATCTATGGTTTTGATCTGTTGTTCCTATAAAATAACTTGATGTAGGAACAAAGAATTGAGCATCATTGTTTGGTAGGTAATTTGTATAATAAAGTTGTTTAATATCGTTGTAAACTAGCTCTTTATACTGTGTATTTAATAAACCTGTTGTGGTTAGAGGTAATACTGATCCTTGTCCTTCATCAAAACGAGTTGTATCATTTATACCTTGAAAGAAGTCTATTTCAACGTCTGTAGCAGTGAGTTCGGTACCTGTATAAGTAAATTGTTTACCTAGATTAAACGGTGTTATAATAACATCCTTAGATGTGAATTGTTTGTAAGTACTCATTCATTAGAAATCTAACTTGACTCTTAATAGAAGTTCTTTTGTGAAATCTTTTTGTAGTGGTTTGCTTAATTTAGCAACCGCCACACATTCGTTATTATCATTATAAAGTCCAACTGAACTAATATATGTTTGTGGACTATCAACTAATATTGGATAAATAAGTTCACCTGTACTTCCTGAAATATAACTTGGGTTTTCTGTATAATTAAACTCAGCATTTCTTGCTCTTACAAATACGAAATCTGAGGTTAATGTTTCTTCACTTCTTAAAGTGAAACCAGTACCTCCGTTCATTGCATCGTAAAGATATTGAGGATTATTTCCATCTGCATTTGAAACTCTAGATGATGACATATCAATATTTGAACTACCAGATAATGCTTCTGTGTTTAAAAGAATTGTTCCAATATCTGGTAAAAATAAACCATATGAAGCAGAAGCTGCAGTATATCCATTTCCTGAATATGCTGAACCATTTGAACCTGAAACTACTTGATATACTCTACCTGCATCGTTGAATGTAATTGAAGAAACATCATTACTATTATCTGTTAAATGAAGTAAAGGGAGTGTTGAACTACCACTTAATACTAAATTAAATCCAGTAAACATTTTTTCTCTATATGCTGATCTTTCAACTGAAATAGCGTGAAAATAAGATCCAGTAGCATCTCCAAATACAAATTGTGCATTTTCATCTCCAAGAACTAAAGTTCTATATTGACCATAAATTACTCTTGATGCTCCAACTCCAGGAACCAAAGCATTAAAATCGGCACTTCCACTTCCAACTTTATCCCCATATGCTATTCCAAACTGAACAGATGCAGAAGCATTAGTATCAGGATCTGAAGCATATATGTTATAATAATAATTTCCGGTATTTGCATCTACTTGAGTAGACTGTGTAAAGAAAGTTGTGATTGTTGGGGCACTTCCTTCCCATGCGGCTTGAGTAATTGACTCTGCGCTTACTACTAAATCTTGTGGGTCAAATCTTTTAAATGACATATTATATTATTTAATTTACTTTTGTTACTGTGATTGGGATAAGTACTCTTGCACCACTATCTCTACCAACTACTGTTATAGTTGCTTGTAAAGATGTATTAGTTCCAAACAATGAATTAACTGTAGTTGCTCTTAGATTAATTGTTGAACCAATTATTGTTTTGGAAACGTTTGTTCCTACAGTAGTTGATGAATTAAGTGCAGCGGCTTGATCAGTATCAATACCAACACCATTAAATGTGCTAAATAATCTTGTATCCGAAACGGTACAAGTGTAACCTGATGTTTCAAATGTTTCGTTGTTTCCAAGATAGTTTAGAGTTTGTGGTGTGATTGCTAAAGATGCTCCTTGTTTTAATGTAATTGAAGAATATCCAATATCAAGTATAGGCATTTTAGCTGTTCCTCTTGGTAGAGTAACCAGTTTATATTTCATTATTTGGGTTTCATCAGGAAATGCTTCTAAAAGTGGCATTTTTTCAATTGCAGAACCATAAAAGGCAGAACCAGAAGGATGAGAAGGGTTATAAAGTGTATAATCGATCTCATCATCAGATAGTGCAAATTGGGTAATGGCAAATGAACCGTCTCCTTTTGCTAACAGCTCTCTGCCTTTTTTAGTTAGGATGGCGTCTACTGTTATTATTGAATTGTTTAAATATCCCATTTGATTTTATTTATAAATATATATTGTTTTAAAAATTATGTAAATACGTTGTTTCCTTTTAATACTGCTATTATTTTACCCACTTTGTCTTTATTGTCTTGAGTAAAGTCGTCTGGTACTAGGTAGCCGTCTGAGGAAGGGGTTGTTGTACCTAGTGTTCCTTCCACAAAAGGAATTCTTAGAATTACTTTAATATCTTGATCTACTTTCCTTCTAATTGTAAAAGATGAGGTTGAAGGTAATTCAAAATCTTGTGGGTTTGGAGAAACAGAAGCTGTGAATATTTCAATATTTAGTACGGGGTATGTGGGAACTTGGTTTAAATTTTTAAAATCAGAAGTACAAGTAAATATAATATCCTCTCTACTACTTGACATCATTCTAATTTCATCTCCTTTTTGGGGTATAAAAGGAATATTTTCATAAACATATCCTATAGTATTAGAAGTACCAAATGATGCAAAAGTAGAGCCACTTGATGGTTGGAAAATTCGAAAATGGGTAGAATTAGTTAAACCATAATCATATTTGTTTAAATAATTTGCAACAT